TAGCTCCGCTTTGAAGCTCGTGGTCATCGTTTGAACGATAGCCATATCAGATCACCTGTGTCCTTACCTGCCCACTACGGTAGGCGTCCTGGCGGTTCTTACCATCACCAAGGTTCTTCAGCAATGTCAGTGATTGAACGTATTCCTTGTCCATCATCTGCATGATGTCAGGCTCTTGCTTCATGAACCGTGCTGCTTCCAGCATCACTGCGTTAAACAGCACCGAGTCAAAATTGTCACCCAGCCAAGACGTACCAGCAGTCACGATGCTCTGCGGGTAGTAGAAGTAGTGCAGTTCTGCCGTCAGCCCAGCAGAAGGAGTAGGACCAAGGATGAAGGTCAACTCCGTTAAATTTGACGAGTCAGGGCCGAACAGCGCGTAGTACTTTGGAGTTCCAGTCGTGCTGGGGTTCGGAAACGCCGAGCGGATGAAGTTCACATCCTTGTTCAGCAGGTACTCGTAGTTCCCCAGAGCATCAATGACTGCGATGCTGAAGACAGACAGGAAATCTGTCGGTGCCGAGAGGTACTGATTACCGTTGGTCAGCGTGCCCGTGACGTTCTTACGCAGCGCAGGAAGCTGCACCGAGTTGTAGATGCGCTGCTCTGCCAACTGCGTGAGCGTGGCGAAGTCTGTCGCTGAGAACGTATTCTCAGTGGCATCCTCAACAGCGGTCTTCAACTCGGTGTAGTTCATGGTTTACGCCATCGGCCCGCGAGACATGAAGCCCCGCGTAGCAGCACCAGACCCACGCTGCTTGATCCCAGTGGTCTTGGCCGCAGGAGCAGGATGCTTGGAAATGTTGCCCAGCACCATGCACAGATCCCGAGGGTTCTCAGCCTCTTGCGGGTATGCCTGCTTGGCCGGAGGAAGTTGCTTGATCTTGCTCATGGTTCACCCCGTCTTTTGGTTCATGGCGCGGGACATATTCTTGCCCAGGCGCATACGGTCCTCAGTGGTGGGACCGCCCTTCTTGAAGGCTTTCCCTCCCTTGGCGAGCTTGGTCAGCGGCTGACCAGGGTGCTTCGCACGCTCGTGCTTGTGGACATCTTTCATCTTTCACTCCTTAGGTCGTGCTGACCGTGACTGTACCTACTAAACCACTTGGTGCCAAGGCATTTGGCGTTAAGGCGGCATCAAAACTTCTGGACCCGCCCACAGGGTTCCAGCCCCACTCAATCACCCGGCTACCCTCGCCGATAGTCCCGATGGCAGTTTGTCCCGAGGCGTACCAAGTGTTTGTATCTGGGCGGGGATCGCGGATGGCCTGGGGGTCGCTGACTGGGTACATCCCGAGTTGCAACTGTGGCTGATCTGGGGTCCAGCATTGGGGACACGCTTTGATCTGTGTTTGCTTGGTTTTGACTACGAGATTCTTGAGCTTTTTGAGGTCAAAACGAAACCCGCAGACATCGCAGTAGCCGAATGCCTTTGCGCCGTTTGCAAAGCGATTGCTCATATCATTCGCACCCGCCCGCCTTGTCGGTACTCATTGGGCATTGGAACAGCACGAAGCATTGCTTGTGCCTTCATTTTGGCTGCTTCTTCTTGCTGGCGCTTGCGTTGCGCTATCACGCCATTTGCAACAACACCTCCATGAGCACCTCCGGTTGCATCCTGCCATTCCCTGCGGCGCCGTTCTTGTTCATCTTCCTGCGACGGTTGCTGTTGGCTGAGCAGGCCCTCCGCAGCAGGCATAAAGCCGCCCCCCGCCCCAGGCGGCGGCAAAGGCAAAGGCTCTTGAAACCCGTACTCCCCGTATTGAGCTACGGGCTGGAACCCCGTCACGCCTTCGCCCGTAACCATGCGGTCACCGGCCAAGTTATAAATCTCGCCCTGCGGACCCACGCTGTAGTCGTCGGGCAGGTTGTAGTTGGGTCGCTCCTCGGGCAGGAACCCCAGCAGCCGCCCCAGCGGCTCAACGCTGCTGGCAAGCTGCTCGCCCAGAGTCTGGTTGCCGTAAAATAGCCGCGCCACTTCCGGACTCACAATTCCGCTAGTTACGCCGCGAACCGCCAGCTCATTTATCATCGGCTGGGTGAGCTGGCTGCCCAGCAGCGCCCGCCCCACAGCAAACAACGGTCCTGCCATTTTAAGCCTCCATGATCAGCTAATGAACATCTGCCTGGGTACGAACCGCACCGCAGCCTTCTCACGGTCTTCCGTCGAGGCAAGATCCCAGTCCTGATCGTACTGCGCCTTCAGCACCTGCATACGCTCCATCGCACCGGGGATCTTCATGGACAGGTAATACGCCAGTCCTGATACCAAAGCGGGGATGAACCTGAACGGTACATCTTGTGTGTACGTCCCGCCCGCACCAGCGTCCTGAATTCTGCGAAGCCGCCAGTAGACAAGCGTGTACGTCTGAGAATTGTCAGGCGTGGGCCACACCGTGAACTGCGGAGCGGGGCCTTGGCGGTTGATCCAAATTTGAATCGGCCTTGCAGACTGTAGCTTGTTGGGGATAGACGAGTAGGTGGAGACTGAGATGCGCGTGATGGTCAGATCAGTCTGCGTGGAGACATTCCCCGCGCCCGTGCGAATCACATGCTCAATCAGATCCACCGTATCGGCGGGCAGCGTGTAGGTATTGGTGCCGGGAGTCAGGACTTGCTGGCCCTGCTCGATGGTCCACATATTGATGCCACGGTTCGACCAGTCTGCAAAGAGAAGGTTCAGGGAACGGCGGGCAGTACGCAAGTCGTAACCCGTGCGCAGCTCAGCACCACAGCGCTCAAAGGCTTCCTCGACGTACTCGTTGAGGTCGAGGTTAAACGTAGCGGTGCCGGAGGTTGTCATTGTTTCTTCCCAATCCGTTCACGTTCTTCCAGCAGCCGCACCTTGACTTGAAGCTCATTGATGTGCGCCATCAACTGCTCTTTCATAATTGCCCGCCTCTCTGCAGAAATCGGGCTGTCTGTGGGTACACCAGTGGACGTGATGAGCGCGGGCATGGAACCTTCAATTTTGGTCAAACGCTCTGAGAACGAGTTTACCTGCCCGAGCAACCACGCAAGTGCCGCCACCACGATTGGGATGACTGCTTTAAGTACGTCAGACCAAGCCATTACCTGTACCTAGCGGTCTTTGCAGCAACCTTGGGAGGCTGCTTGACGAACTGCTTGCCTGCGGCTTTGCCTGCGCGTTTGGCTTTGGTTGTGGCAGCGTACTCTGAAGGTGTAAGAGACTCGATAGCTGCCTTGGGGAGGTAGCGTTCGCCGGTCTTGCTAGAAGGTTTGCCACTTTTGGTCGTCCACTTCTGCGCGGTCCAGTCCTTCAGACTCTGCTGCGGGGCCTTCATTCCCTTGCCATTTCTTTCTCAAACAACTCATCGTCAATTTGTTCGTCAGTCATGTACGCTTCAACGCCGCAATCACACGGTCCGTGGTCATGTACAAAACAAGTCGGACTATGCTGTTTGGTTTGCTCAGTCACGATACCCACCCCCCTTGGCCTTGTACTGCTTAGCTAACAGTTGGCTTTTACGAGCGCTCCACTGACCTGCAGCGGTGCCTTGGGTGGCCTGCCCCTTGATGGACTCAAAAAGGCTCTTCCGCATCCCAGGCTTGGTGTAGTTGCCTGCTTCGTTCACCCGTCCACCCTCGGCATATTCACGGAAGTCTGTGTTGTCCCTGCGGGCATGGCGTTTCCCGCCCTGAAGGAAGTCAGTGTTGTCACGGCGCTTCTTTCGAATGCACCCCATGCCACGCGAGTTCATCATCTCACACCACCTTGCACTTGCGAAGGCCGCGCTGTTCGCAGCCGCTACCCTTGACAGAACCGCCTTTGGCATACTTGGAGTCTGGCGTCAAAGCGCTCTTTTGCTTGTCTACAAGCATTTCACGGATTCCAGCAGGAATCGTTGGGTCAATCCCCCTCTTGGGATAACGCTTCTTTAGCGACTCAACTTCGCGTTTAGATTCTGCTGCGTAATCCATGATTGCTCCTCAGCAGGCTTTGCCGCCCATTGCCATCTTGACCATCTTGCCCTTGGTCTTACCCTTGGACTCGATACCGCC